GCTAAGGGAGTAGGTCGGGTAACCGGCGCGAGAGTTCAAATCTCTCTTTCTCCGCCAGATAGCTTGAAAGTCCGCATGAATGCTGAATTTGTGCGGACTTTCGTTTTGCCTTTCTATGTCTAAAACATTGTGCGGCATTGTGGAAAATGGTTTAAGAGTGTGCGCTATTGCTGTCTGCGTTGCTGTCAAATTATCTTTAAAAGTAACGGCTTTCTAAAGAACATAAAAAAGCCCCCGGATTACTCCGGAGGCCGTTGTCATGTCTATCCTGTTTTATGCTGCGCTCTTTCCGCCGTCCGCCTGCGCTGTCCCGCTGATTGCTTTCTGTGCGGCCTGTACCGCTGCCGCTGCGGACTGCAAGGCTTTGGCCGCGCTGTCCTGCTCTGCCTTTGCCGTGGCGGATTTCTCCGCCAGCGCTTCAGACGCGGATGCCCCTTTCTCTGCTGGAGCGGCTGTCTGCGCGGTCGTATCTGCCGGTTCAGTAGCTTTGCTCTGCGCACTTGCAGGCAATTCCTCCGCCTCTGCTGTGGGCGTATCCCCTACCCCCGTAATCGTTGGGTTGCCGGTGATGTTGACCGCTGCCCCTGCGCTTGCCGCGTCGATCATGCCCTCACCGACGATATAGGCGATCAGTGTAGCCCCGGCGGTAATAATGCCGGTCACCTGGGTAATTGTGGCCTGCGGCGCTGCAAAGGCGATCATCAGCGCGGTAACAAAGCCGACGACTGCCGCCCAGAACTTCCGCGAAGTAAGTTTCTGCTTCCAATTGATTTTCTCCATAAGTATCACACTTTCTGCCGGGGTTTACCCGGCTATTTATTTTGAAAGTCTGTGAAAATATTTCTCGAAAGTGTTCTTAGAAATCCACTCGGCTGTCCCGTTTGGAAATGTTACATTGTATCCTGGAACCCGGAGATTAGCACTTTCGTAAAACGGCCTCGAATAGGCAAATTCTGCTTTTACGATTTCAGGGCAAATATATTTTTCCATAAAAATTCTTCTTTCCGCCGGGTCAACCGGCTGTATTATTTTCAGCGGGTGGATTCCCCGCCAGCTGATTTTCTTCAGGCGGAACAGGATCCGCCATTTCCTGCATTTGTCTCATGGATTCATAAGTCTGCGCTGCGTTCTGGACACCGGAAACCGGATCGCTGCTGGACAAGCCTGCCGCGATTCCAGTTGCAAGGGGCGTTGCCCATTTGCTATGCTCAAAGCCAGATTTCCCGGCATATTGAACCGTATTCGCCACAATCACCATAGCCGCACAATTCATCATTCCTACGGCATTTTCAAGGCCGTGAAACCATCCTACCAATACAACAATGATAAATGCGCCGCAGCCAATATAGACAAGCGTTGTGACAATCTTATGCGTACTGGTACCTTTGAGCCACTTGCGAAGTTGCGTCATACAACTGTCCCCACGTTTGTTCTCGTTGAGCCAATATATAATCCGCAGGAACCGCGGCTGGCAGCCCTAAACTTTGTAAAATAGTATTCGCCTTGCTTTACCGAATTGCCGATCGGGGCAAATATGGCATGGTTTCCGGAAACAATCGGCGCGTTACTTTTAAACTGGTATATTTCGCCTAGCTTTTTTGTAAACTGCGCTGGTGTATCTGTCCACGGCGTTTTTACAATGCCGACGCATACGCGCTTGCCATTTACATAAAATCCAACACCCGGAGTAACTGCAACTGCTTTGAATTTTGTAATATGGTATCCTCCAGCCAGGCTATGGGCAATTTGCTGGAAAGCCTTGTTTGCGCATTTTATCAAAGATCCTGTTTTAAATTGGTATGTCATTCCGGGGCACAGAGTAATCGTCCCGGATGTATCACAATAGCCAGAATCTATTGCGATCGCCGAACCATATGACGGCAAAGAATAAGGCTTTCCGGCCATGCAGGCCGCCACGGCTGTTTTAAAAGCCGTCCAGCACGTCGGATGCTCTACATAATATTTTGGGCATACCTTTCTGGTCACGTCATAATGGCGGATAAGGCCGGATGCCGGGTTCAATCCGTATTTTTTGCACAGTGCGGCTGCAAGTTCAATCAGCGACTTTTCCCCGGTTTCCGTAAATTTTCCGGAAGAATCCGGATGGCACGTTTCGATTGAAAGGCTGTATGCGTTTGCCTGACAAGTGCAATAGGCATATTCATTTTCCGGTATCAGCTGAATAATTTCACCGCTCAGCCCTACGCAGAAATGGCAAGACGCATATCGTTTTGCACTGATGCATGAGCCATTAAAATAGTCCCGCTCATTCTGTGCTGTTGCGCCGGGATCCCCCGTATAATGAATTGCAATAGCTGCCACGCGCCGAAGCGGAATCCCCGGGCGTGTATATTGATTTGGTTTGATAAATTCTTGCTTGATGTTCATTCCGTATTTTCCTTTCTCCCCGGATGGTCCGGAAGTTTTTTAATTCTGTTATACAGCTCTGTCCCTGTACTGTTTCCGCCTAGCGTATGGTACGGGCTGTAAAGGTATTCGATATTTCGCATATCTTCTACGGTTGCATATCCTTTTTGCATACATTCGGCATATTCCCCATAAATGCGGTCATGCAGGAGAGCCTTTACTCCGGATTCTATTGCCCCCTGCCGCCCCCAAAGGCGCTTAATTGCTGCAACCATGCCCCCCACAATGGCCGCTGCGATTGCTCCCCACAATGGCGAAATCCATTCATTCACTTTTACACCCGCTTTTTATTCTTTTGGCATGGTCGGCCAGTTTATGCTGTATGGGAATCCACTTTGGATTGGAACATCCCGGAGCGCCTGCTTGTAGGCCGTCCACTCTTTTTGTTTGTCCTCCGCCATTGCAGCCCATTTTTCGGAGTTGCAATATTGAAGGTCGCACTGGTTCAGAAGATTATCCCGATAGTTCCTTACCTTTGTACCTTCTGAAGCAATTTCCGCTGTCTTTGCTTTTTGGAGCCATGTATTATAATTGGATTCAATCTGCGCCGCGAGACCCGGGGAATAATCTGTTTCATAGCTGTATTTGTCATAGTCCCATGACGGCATTGTCTGCCCCGTAATCCCATCAATGGCAGGGTTGGATTTCACATTGTCATAAAATTCGACCGTACATTTTGTTCCATTACGGAGAACCTGAAATGCCTTTTCGGGCATGACTACACTGGATACTTTCACGCCTTATCACACCTTTCATACGTTTTACTTTGATATACGGCCTAATCCATTTTTGATATAGGCCGTAATTGTTTGACCTTTTGAACCATCCTAAATAAGAGAGGATAGACTTACAATTATGGGGATTCCATGATTTTCTTTTCGCTGTTCTTCTAATTTTCCGCGTGATACGGAGCATCAGGGAGCGCCGCAAAATTGTTTTGCCATGAAAAAAGCGATAACCAAGGAAATCAATCCCGCGGGCATCCACCTTGTATTTCTGCCATTTTGAGTTGAGCGTCAAGCCTATATTTTTGAGATATGTTTCTATTGCGTCTTTTGCCCGGCCAAGTTTCCGCTTATTTGAACCAAGCAGGATCATGTCATCCATATACCGTACGTAATATTTCACGTGAAGATACTCTTTGATATAATGGTCTAATCCTTGAAAATAGAAATTTGCGAACCACTGGGATGTAACGTTTCCAACCGGAAGCCCCGGAGCGCTGTCTATAATCAAGCCGAGGAGCCGGAGCAATTTTTCATCTTTGAATACTCTGCAAAGCATTACCTTTAAGCGCCCATGATTGACAGACGGATAAAAATGGTGTGTGTCCAATTGAAGGCAGTACCTTGTTCCTTTCGGATCTGTGCGTAACCACCGTTCTATGTACCGCTTTGCTTCATCCTTTCCCCTGCCGGGAACAGATCCGCAAACGTGCGCGTCCATTCCGCGGCTAAGAGCAGGAATAATTTGAAGCAATACAGCCCATTGAATAATCTGATCCGGAAAGAACTTTGGGATTAGAATATGCCGCTCTTTCTGCCGTGAACCTTCCCATACGACTTTTTTACGGTATGGGGAGGGTCTATAGGTTTGCGTAATCAGCAAGTATTGTATTTTATCAATGCAATCCTCCTCGTTGTTCAAAACCCGTCTTACGTCGCTGCGCTTTTGTTTGCCGTGCGCCGCGCGGATAATGGCATTTTCAATATTTTCTCGTGTATAGACTTTCTCATAGATGTATCCATACCGTTTCATACGGATGACTTCTTTCTTATCTGCCTCAAAGGCGTTCAATAATTTACTAACCTCTGTCGCTGCGGTGAATTTTTGGCAAGAGCCAAGGATCTGCGGGCGCAAAGTATTTTCCGATAAGATAGCGACGCGCCAATGTTCGTGTTCGCGTTCGACGCTGTGTTCTCGTTCCAGTAGAACGGCCCGGCGTTCGCACCGTTGCTCCAATTGCCGCGGCGCCCGCAAACCCTACGCTAAGGGGGAAAGCGTCCCCCTTAGCAATTCCTCTTATTGCGGCGTTGCAAAAA